ATAAAAGTAAAGAAATATCTTTACTTATACGCGAAAGGGTATAGTTATAACTTTACAAAAAACCCCCAAACCAATTAAGGAATGGGGGTAAACCTATAAACCTATGAAAAACAAACTTAAGAACCTGCTGTTTCTAAAGCAGAATAAACCGCTTGTGCAACACTTGGAGCCATTGCTGGTTCACAACCTGAGAAAGTCAAAGTGAAACCACTTCTATCTCCTTGTGCAGTTCCTGTAGCGGCACTACCTGCAGTTAAATCTATTCCTCTTGTTTTACCTAAATACCAATAGTTACCATTGCTATCTTTTACAACTGCAACTAAACTATTTTGTGCTAATAACAAGATTTCGTTTCTTGTATTAGTTTGCAATTTATTAAGAATTATTTGTAATTCTTGTGTATAGAATACAGTACCATTAGCTACCGAAGCAGTAATAGTTTGGTTAAACATTGATGTATCCTTTACTAAAGCATACTTCCAAAAACGCTTACCTGTAGCCTTAGTCAAAGTAGTAATTACACCACTTGCCTCGGTTGTTGCGGTTACATTCGCTGCTTCAGTAAAATACACTTCAACGATACCACCTAAACTATCGCGGCAATCTAAAGTATATCCTTGTGTTAATGCACAACTCATTGTTAGTTAATTTAATATTTTAAAAAATGGGGGTATATTTCAACCCCCTAAAATTATGCCAATACGAATTTCACAATCTCATCAGGGAAAGCGATATTCACACCCATTTTGAACTCAGCTACGAAACGAACTTGGTCAGCTTCTTTAGCATAGAAGATTTCAAACTTTTCTTCTTCGTTCAATAAGTCAGTTCCTAAGAACATATTGCTTAATCTTAAAGCGTAAGCCTTGTTAGTACCATTCAAACCTTGTACTGCTACAACTTTGATAGTAGTACCTGGCAATACGAACTCACTATCAGATTTTACATCTGCAGTATAGTGGAACATATTTGCATTTTTCAATGCGATTGTGTAAGTACGGAATAAGTCTTGACCGCAGAAGATAGTCATATCATCAGCAGAAACTACTTGTGCAGGGATAGCTTGGTAAATACCATCAAAGATAGAAATTACATTCGCTGCAGTAATAGAACTTAAAGGCGCACCACTAATGTAAGTAGAAGCGTTAGCCGCTACAACACCTGAAGCCGCACCGATTAATTTAACTAAACCATCAAATTTGTTTAAGTTTACATCTACTGAAGTAGTGTCACCTTGCCAAATTGTTTTCTCTAATTGAGAAGCAATTCTATCAGCTTTCTTAGTAGCAAATTCTTGCTCGAAAGGAATAGAATCATACATTGAACCTGTAGGTAATGCTTTTTGTAAGTACTTAGCTTCTAAGTCTTTAGGACATAAAGCCTCGTTTACTTTGATTTTACCAACAGTTACTGTTCTTTGAGTAAATGTAGTTGAACCTGATGCAGTAAATCCACAAGAACCTCCTGATTGGAAGATTGCATCTGTGTCCATAATGTTAATAGTTTCAGCGGATTTTACTCCAACCATTACATTACCTGCACTCTTGATTAAAGATGCAGTTTTTGCGCCTAATACAGAAGAAGTTACCAAAAGGTCTGCGTTTTGTTCTGTATAGTCTGCTAATGCTGATACATTAAATGCCATTGTTATTAATTTTTAGTGTTTAAAATTGCGTTTCTAAATCTTGCGATTCTTTGTTCTTTAATATCATTTGTTGATACGAAATCACTGAATCCGTTTGGTTTTTGAATTGGGTCTGCGTTAGGTGTCTTTGTAAGTGCTTCTACTAATTCAGCTACTTGTGCAAATCCTTGTTTAACCTTAGCTTCTAATTCAGCTACCTTTTTATCAGATGCTTCTTTTTCTGCTTTTAATTCAGCAACTTGTGCTTCGAATTGTTCAGCATACTCTTTCATCTTCTTTTCGTAATCCTTTGCCATGTCTGCAGGTGCTTCTTCTTCAGTAGCTTCTTCAGGCATAGTTTCCATTTCAGGAGCTTCCATTTCAACGATAATTCCATTTTCGTCTAATGAAACTTTTGTGCCATCTGCTAATTGATACTCTCCCATAGGAACTGCAGTACCATCTGAATATTTGCACTCTCCACCGATTTCCAAAGCAGAAATTTCTACTTTAGTTCCGTCTGCTAAGTCATACTCTTTCATTTCAACCTTAGTTTCAACTTCAGGAGTAGGTTCTCCTGCAGGAGGAGTAGCCATATTCTCTTCGAATAAGCCTTTGATTTTTAATATCGCTTCTTGTGCGTTCATACTTTTTGCTTTATATAGTTAAAAAATTAATTGTTTATCACTTAACCTGAGATAAAATATTTTTTACCTCGTTTATCAATGCAGTAATTTGAGTTACTTGTTTAGGTTTATAGTTAAACATACCTTCTACTGAAAAGCCTTTTAACAAACCTGTCTTAACCTGCTCCTCCCATACTTGCTCGTTATTTACTACCATAGAACCAAACCAACTACCCCAAGGAGTGTCCTCAAAACCTTTCATTGGAGGTATGCCTCTTTTCTCATCACTTTGAAATGATTCAAATAAAGTAACATCATCTAAGGTCAATTGACCATTGTGCATTACATTTACATTGCTTTGGAAACCTTTGCGGAAGTACTTCTGCATAATTTTGAGTATAGTATTTGCAGAAAATGCAACATAGTAATCGCCATAATGAGCATCACTACGGAAGATAGGAGTATCAGCCAACATAATAGGACCACTGATAATACGCATATCTTCGCTAACAATTTCAAACTTTTGTTTATTGTTAAACGCATTCCAATTCTTTTGAATAGCAGGTCTATCTACTAATGATATAAAATCAACCTGAGCATCATCTTGTAAATCCTCGTTGATGTCAAGCATATATACAGGTAAATCTAAATTCATAATATTAAATAGTTTAAATGTTAATGTTTATCGTTTATCTAAAATTAGCCTTGTTTTGTATTTCTCTTTCTCTAGATTGAGAATCAGTAATATCTCTTTCAACCACATAGGCACGAACTGATGTTCCTCCTCCTCCTGCAGTTGCATACTTATCACTTTCATACTGCATCATTGGAGTAGCACCTCCTCCCATATCAGGTAATGCACCTCCGCCTCCGCCTGTCATTGGTGGCATTGATGGTGCAGAACCTCCTCCTGATGGTGGTGGGATATCAACAAATCCTGGTCCACTTCCTCCGCCAGGTACAGGTGGTGGTTGTATTGCCATAATGCTTTTAACATTCTTAATACCTGCTACAATAGCCGCTGCAGCCGCCGCAATACCCAATGGAACACCGACAATAGGTATTTTAGCTAATGAAGCAAAGGCACTAGTTGCTGACATATATGTTTCAATAGTCGCCGCCGCAATCGCAGTAGCTTTACCTGCAATAGTATGTTCTCCTAAGGCTTTAGATACATTTTTTAATGTATTAGCAACCTTACCCATTTGTTCGCTTCTTACCTCTGCCTCTTTCTTAGCTAACTCCTTTCTTGTTTCTCCTAATGCTTTATCAGTTTTAGTATATTCTTCTAAGGTTATTTTTCCTTCACTATACTGCTTTTTGTTTAAATCAATAGCATCATCAGTATATTTCTTTCTTTCCTTAAAAGATAAAGTTTCGTTACCTATTAATTCTTTAAGTCTATCTGCTTCCTTAGCTGATGCTTCCTTATCATATTTGGCAGTTATTGCCGCAATTTCAGTACCATGCTTTTCCTTTAATGCCGCTACTAATAAAGTTTTTTGACTTTCAGTATAATCTGCATTGGCTAATACTGCCTTAGTTTCTTTTACTAATTCCTCATCTAAAGTACCTAATTCTTTTTCCTTACCATCCTTTAATCTAGCAATTCTAGTTTCAGAAAGTAAATCTGCTAGTTCAGCCTCAAATTTGTCATCCTTTTCTTTTCTTTCTGCTTTTATTGCATCATCTATTTCTTTTTTCTTAGCCTCGTAATCAGCATCATTTGCTAACTTTAACGCTTTTTTCTTTTCTTCACTAATTTTTAACTCCTCAATTTCTTTATCCTTAGCTTCCTTATCTATTCTTAACTTCTCTTTTTGTTTATCTTCCTCTGATTTTAGATAAGAAATATTAGTTTCATTCTGCAATTCTAAAAGCATTTCATCTGCTTTCTTATTGTCAGCCGCTATTTCTTCCTGCGTTTTTTTATTTTGTGCCGCTAACTTATCATTGGTTTTCTTTTGTTCTGCTACCTTTGTATCGTTAGCCTTCTTGTCATCATCAGCAACCTTTTTGTTATAAGATGCGTTTTCAACTGCCTTAGCAGTATTCAAATCCCTAAATTTCTTTTGTTCCTCATCAGTTAAAGTACCTTTAGTTTTTAATGCTAATCTAAGTGTACTTAACTCATTTTCAATTTGTGCAAGTTTAAGTTCGTGTATTTCTTTTTCCTTACCTCCCTGTGCTTGTAATATTTTAATTCTATTGGCAATATCTTCGTTACCTCTTGCAGTAGCCTTTGCTACTTTATCTAAATTTCTTTCTGCTTCACTAGTTACCCCAATGAAATCAGTAAATTTAGTAACTAACTCTCCTACACCTTTTGCTAAACTACCTAATGGACTATCCATAATCCATTTCTTGATAGCATCAAAATTGGCAATAACTTCCCCTAAGGCAACTACTAATAAACCTATACCTGTTGCCGCAATCGCACCTTTTAGCACCTTAAATCCTGTGCTAGTAGCTTCTACTTCTATTCCAAACGCTCTTTGGACTGCAGCCGCAGTTTTAGTAGCCGCATTGTTTGCATTTTGGAAAGTAGTACTATTTTGTATTTGTAGATTAAGTAATTTGAAGCTATCAATACTATCTCCAATAGCGTTTAATCCTGAGGTCAATGCCATTGCCGCATTAACTTTCAATAACGCTTCCTCAACCTTTTTATTCTCAGTACCGAACAATGCCATAACACCCTGCACTGCAGAAAAACCACCTGCTACACCTGTCAATGCTCCTGCAACTGCCTTAAATTTCTCATCAGGATTAAATGCCTTAGCCGCTTTATTTACAAAGTCAATTTTATCAGCTAACTCCGCACTTCTTTTACCTGCCTCTGCCGCTTCCTTTGAGGTTTCTCCGTACTTATCAACGATTTTAGCAAGTTCTACTAACGATTCCTTATACTGCGCCCTTAAACTTTTCTGCTTCGTTTCCTGCTCACCCATCTCATCATTAGTGGTGGCAAGTTTCTTATTGGTTTCGTCTAATTGCTTATTTGCCTCCTGATTTTGGGTGGATATTTTAATTATTACTTCGTTCTCGTTAGCCATTAGTCGGTATTTATCACTTTTAATAAATTAATTTGTGTTGTTCTATAGTCTATAGGGTCGTAGCTTTCTATCTTATTTAATCTAAATAATGTTCCATTTATCCAAATGTACTTACTGAAATCTAATTGATAAATATCTAAAGCAGTTAAATATACCCTACAAGTTAGTAATTTACTTTCTATATCAGTTATTTCTAATAGGTAAGGTAAATGATAGGTATTGAATAAGTTATTAGTTGGGTAAGTACTAGCAGGGAATTGTAACTCCTTAGGTACACCAAAGTTAATATCAATAGTAGGATTAGTAGGGTCATCCAAATGACCTGCGTATCCATAAACATACAAAGAAGCTAAATTTGCTCCACTACCATCAGGATTTTCTTTGATATGCCATTGATGGTCAATTGATAATTTTTTAGCCATTAAAATACGAATTACTGAATCCATAGGGTCTTCCTGTGTATTGTTATTCGATAATTTAAAAATAGTTGTAAAATATTTATCAGAATGCCCATGACTTGTAGGTTGATATAATACTGATGATGCAAAAATAATTTCAGAAACTGCAGTATCTCTTACGAAATCAAACTCGGAATCATAGATATAATCGCCATAGTTTTGACCATATTTCTTTTGATAGTTCTCATTGTAGTAATCATTATCACTAGCATATTTAAATGAATAATATCTAGCGTTTAATTGCGACATTGGTTTGATAGACATAGCACTGCCAATATCTAGTTTTTGAGACCAATCTAATGCGTTTGCACCTGTCGTATCATAGAAATCTATATAAGGTTTGATATTTATTTGCTTATCATTAATGTTATCCTGATAAACATATAAGTTAAACATCTTACATACCGATAAAAAGAAATCCTTTTGGAATATACCTTTTGGTAAGTTGTTATTGATGGATACAGTACCATTGTAAGCTACTGAAGTCAATTGTGCCGCTAATTGTGTTAATGTAAAGTTTGCACTTGATATACTTACAATATAGGTATTGGCAGTGGAAGGAACGCTGATATTAATTTTAACTACATTAGTATTTAATATCTCTCCTGTATAATCAAAGTTAAAAGTAAAAGGATTATTTGCCGAACTAGTATTTTGAGTTAATGTCTGCACTGCAACACCACCAATAGATAATGTAGCAGTAATACTAGAAGCCGCATCCGTTTGATATACACCTGTAATACTTGCTAAGGCTCTAATTGATTTAGTGCCATCAGTATATGTAAAATTACTTTTTGCCACATTTTCTGTGAAATTAAGTAAAGTCGTATTATCAAAAGGTAAATCAATGTTTCGTGCGGTTGGGGTATTGCTATTTAATATTGTTTTAGTTGCGGATATTGTGGCTAGAATAAATCTATCGTTTGTACCCTGTATTCCCTGACTATTGTTAGGTATGATTAAAGTTTTAAAGAAATCAGTATTAAAAAAATCACAATTCAATGTGTAACTAGTTCCTTCAAATATTTTTTCAATATATTCCTTTACAAATAATGCAGGTCTAAATGTATAAACACTAAAATCATCTTTATTTGAGCTTACATCTCCGTAATCAATTAATGGATAATAGTAACCTGAACCTGTAATACTATCCCAACTATTTTGAATAGTAGTTACATTCCAAGTATGATTATACTCGCTGAAATCTAAATCCTCTAAACGCTTGTTACCTAGTTCAGTTATAAAACCACTAAGTTCTCCAAATACTGCACATTGGTATTGTATCTCTCCTCTAAAGTTTTGTATTTCTAATATGCGTATAACTCCCTTGAATATTTGTATTTTATCAATATATACAACGCAGTTAGCACTCTCAGCAGGACTAAAGTTAGTATTCACATTAGGCAAATCCATGTTGTGGTCATGATGCATATTTAAATCAAATGCAAAACCTAATATCTTATTGTTATTTGCGGTAGATGGTATAGTAATAGTCCTACTAAATGATGTGTTCTTAGTTCCGAAACTAGCAACATCATCAACAGTATAGGTAAAGTCAGTACTTATATCTTGAAATAAATCTAACTTATAATTTTCTACATATATCTCAGTCCTTATCATTATCTAAATTGGCTGTTTAAATATTTACCTACTTCTACTTCTAAATCAAAGTTAAATAATCCATCTGCAACTTTATATTTATACTGATAGTTTGTATTTCTAATTGTTACAGGGAAGAACGCACCTTGCACCTCCATATAA